GAGTTGGCCAGAGAGTGCTACTTATGGTTACTTTGGTTGTGGTTTAAATCCGGCAGAAAGTCCAATTTATCTTGACACAATAGACCGTATTGATTTCTCGAATGAGACTACATCAGCACCAGGTAATGATTTACCTCAAGCAAGACTTAGTTTAGCAGCAGTCTCAAGTAATTCTTATGGTTACTTTGGTGGTGGTTTTGCTCCACCTACTACTAACACAGTAGACCGTATTGATTTCTCTAATGAGACTACATCAGCACCAGGTAATAATCTACCTCAAGTAAGAGCTGGTTTAGCAGCACTCTCAAGTAGTTCTTATGGTTACTTTGGTGGTGGTGAGGAAGTTTCTGTAGGTGTGATACAGCGTCTTGATTTCTCAAATGAGACTTTATCACTACCAGGAAATAATTTACCTCAAGCAAGACGAAATTTAGCAGCATTATCAAGTAGTTCTTATGGTTACTTTGGTGGTGGTTATTTCTTCGCACCACCAGGAACTATATCTGACACAGTATACCGTATTGACTTCTCAAATGAGACTACATCAGCACCAGGTGAAAATCTACCTCAAGCAAGATCTGCTTTAGCAGCAGTCTCAAGTAGTTCTTATGGTTACTTTGGTGGTGGTTATAATCCAGCAGAAAGTCCATCTAGAGTTGACACAATAGACCGTATTGATTTCTCTAATGAGACAACATCGGCACCGACTAATAATCTACTTCAAGCAAGATCTAGTTTAGCAGCAGTCTCAAGTAATTCTTATGGTTACTTTGGTGGTGGTGCTTCACCAACTATCCGCAGCACAATCGACCGTCTTGATTTCTCGAATGAAACTACATCACCAGTAACTGCTACTTTACCTCAAGGAAGAAGTGCTTTAGCAGCAGTCTCTGGAGGAGCATCACAAAGAATAAAAGGTTCGAGAACTTATGGTTACTTTGGTGGTGGTTCTCCATCTCCTGATGGCAGAATAGATCGTATTGATTTCTCTAATGAAACCACATCAGAACCAGGTAATAATCTACCTCAACCAAGATCTGGTTTAGCAGCACTCTCAAGTAATTCTTATGGTTACTTTGGTGGTGGTTCTCCATCTCCTGATGGTAGAATAGACCGTATTGACTTCTCGAATGAAACTACATCAGCACCAGGTAATAATCTACCTCAAGGAAGAAGTGGTTTAGCAGCAGTCTCAAGTAGTTCTTATGGTTACTTTGGTGGTGGTTCTGCTCCACCTCAGGTTGACAAAATAGACCGTATTGATTTCTCTAATGAGACTACATCAGCACCAGGTAATAATTTAACTCAAGCAAGAAATAGTTTAGCAGCAGTATCAAGTAGTTCTTATGGTTACTTTGGTGGTGGTTTTGCTCCACCTTCCACTCCATCATTTTTTAAGGACACAATAGACCGTATTGATTTCTCGAATGAGACCACATCACCAGTAACTGCCACCTTAACTCAAGGAAGAAATGGTTTAGGAGCAGTATCAAGTAGTTCTTATGGTTACTTTGCTGGTGGTGGTAATGGACCTGAGGTTGACACAGTAGACCGTATTGATTTCTCTAATGAAACTATATCGACACCAGGTAATAATCTACCTCAAGTAAAAGCTTTTTTTGGATCAATTTCAAGTAGTTCTTATGGTTACCTTGGTGGTGGTCAAACTAATAATGACAAAATAGATCGTATTGATTTCTCTAATGAGACTACATCACCAGTAACTGCCACCTTATCTCAAGGAAGAAATAGTTTAGCAGCAGTCTCAAATTAATTTATGAAACAATTTTATTTTATGTCTGGTCTTCCAAGATCAGGTTCGACTTTATTAACTGCATTACTCAATCAGAATCCAGAGATACACGCATCTACAAACTCACCTTTGTTGGATACAATTCATTATACTGAAGAGTATCTTTTATATAATTCAGAACAATATAAAGCAACACCAAACCCCGAAGGTGCTTATAAGGTATTATCTTCTATACCTTATAATTATTATTTCAATACTCCTCAAGATATTATTATTGATAAGTCCAGAGGTTGGGTCAATCAAATACAACACATTCAGGACTACATTACAACTGAACCAAAAATTATATGTCCTGTAAGAAACATTCAGGACATTTTATCTTCATTTTTAAATCTTATTTGCAACTCAAAGACCACATCATTTATTGATGAAAATTTGATTCGGAATAATATAGAAATCTCAAATGATAATCGTTGTGATTATTTGATGTCTTCACAAGGAATCATAGGGCAATCATATAATGCCCTATTAGAATGTTTTAGGAAAGGAAATAATCAATACTTATTACTTGTTGATTATGATGATTTGGTAAGAAATCCTCAACACGAACTCAATCGTATCTATGAATTCATAGGGTTATCATCTTATTGTCATAGTTTTGAGAATGTTTCTACTAAACAAGATGAGAATGATGATGTTTATAAGTTAGAAAATATGCATAGTGTCCGAGATACAGTAGAAAAAATACATCGTGATAATACAAAGTATCTTTCGGAGAATATTATGAATAAATATAATCATATGGAGTTCTGGAAAAAACAGAGAACTCAAAAGTATTCTGTCTTCGGATTATAAATGGCAATATTTTCTCTCAACGAAGTTAGAACAGAACAGATAAAGAATATCGCAAATGACAACTTTGAGAGTTGGCCAGAGAGTGCTACTTATGGTTATTTTGCTGGTGCTGATACTCCATCTATTGCATCAATAGACCGTATTGATTTCTCTAATGAGACTACATCGGCACCAGGTAATAATTTAACTGAATCAAGAGATGAATTAGCAGCAGTCTCAAGTAGTTCTTATGGTTACTTTGGTGGGGGTCAAAATTCTGCAATTGGAGAAACTATAATAGACCGTATCGATTTCTCTAATGAAACCACATCAGCACCAGGTTATAATTTAACTCAAGCAAGAGGTGGTTTAGCAGCAGTCTCAAGTAGTTCTTATGGTTACTTTGGTGGTGGTACTCCTAGTGTTGACACAATAGACCGTATTGATTTCTCTAATGAGACTACATCACCAGTAACTGCTACTTTACCTGAAGGAAGATATAGGTTAGCAGCATTATCAAGTAGTTCTTATGGTTACTTTGGTGGAGGAATTCCAACTACTACTGGTTTAATATCTCGTATTGATTTCTCTAATGAGACCACATCACCAGTAACTGCCACCTTAACTCAAGCAAGACATAGTTTAGCAGCATGTTCAAGTAATTCTTATGGTTACTTTGGTGGTGGTTATGCTCCACCTTATCTTGACACAATAGACCGTATTGATTTCTCGAATGAGACTGCATCAGCACCAGGTAATAATCTACCTCAACCAAGAGGTAGTTTAGCAGCAGTCTCAAGTAGTTCTTATGGTTACTTTGGTGGTGGTTATACAACACCACCTATTGATGAGGTTGCAACAATAGACCGTATTGATTTCTCTAATGAAACTACATCAGCACCAGGTAATAATTTAACTCAAGCAAGATATTATTTAGCAGCAGTATCCGGAGGAGCATCACAAAGAATAAAAGGTTCGAGAACTTATGGTTACTTTGGTGGTGGTGAAGATCCTTCATTACCACCAAACCCCACAAACTCGACTGCTAGAATAGACCGTATTGATTTCTCATCTGAAACTACATCAACACCAGGTAATGATTTATCTCAAGCAAGAGAAAGCTCAGCAGCAGTCTCAAGTAGTTCTTATGGTTACTTTGGTGGTGGTTCTTCATCACCAAATAGTATATTTAATACAGTAGACCGTCTTGATTTTTCTAATGAAACTACATCTACACCAGGTAATGATTTATCTTTAATATCGGGACAATCACCCCTTGCTCCAGGATCAAGACGAAATTTAGCAGCAGTCTCAAGTAGTTCTTATGGTTACTTTGGTGGTGGTGTAAGTTACGAACCAAACTTTAGTGTGTTCCGGACTGATGCAGTAGGTCGTATTGATTTCTCAAATGAGACCACATCACCAGTAACTGCTACTTTATCCCAAGCAAAAGATTCTTTAGCAGCATGTTCAAGTAGTTCTTATGGTTACTTTGGTGGTGGTGAGAGAGTTCCAACAACACTATCACTTGATACAATAGACCGTATTGATTTCTCTAATGAGACTACATCGACACCGGGTAATAATCTACCTCAAGGAAGAGAGAATTTAGCAGCATGTTCAAGTAATTCTTATGGTTACTTTGGTGGTGGTCTTACACCGAATTCACCACCACCACTTGCAATTGTAAGATACAATACAATAGACCGTATTGATTTTTCTAATGAGACTACATCACCAGTAACTGCTACTTTACCTCAAGCAAGAAGTAGTTTAGCAGCATGTTCAAGTAGTTCTTATGGTTATTTTAGTGGTGGTGTTATACCAAATCCACCACCTCCAGTTGTATCCACTACATCTGACACAATAGATCGTATTGATTTTTCTAATGAGACTACATCTGCATCTGGTAATAATTTACCTAAAGTAATAAGTAATTCATCAGCAGTCTCAAACTAAACATATCATTATAAGAATATAAATAACTAAAATTAGATTGGTATTTTGTAATTTTTATGACTAACAATTATGAATCGATTGCTCTTGCATCTTCTACGGAAGTTTTGGATGATAAGAATGAATTTATGTTTAAGGTTCTGAATGAAGCAAATCGTTGGACTGAAAGTGAAGTAGAACTCGCACAAGGTCGTTCAGATTTCCAAATTGAAAAGTTTATTATTCACGATACTTTTACAATTCCATCTGCATTTAAGGCTGCTTTAATCAATCGTAAGAGTGTAGCAGAAGGTCTTCTTTCTAAAATCATTAGTGCAAAAAAAGAAGCAAGAGAGTTTCACTATAAGTGGGAAGGAAAGGATAAGACTCAACCAATCTGGTGGAAAACCCGTGATGGTGGTGAAGAATTGTGTTGGTATGATATTGATGAGTTTCATTTTCATCGTATGCTTGAAGGACTTAATCATGGTTTTAAGGCATCGGTTCAAGAACTTGAGTGTTTTGATAAGTTAATCAGTCGTCTGATTGAGTTGAATGGTGGTAAATTAGTTAATAAGGAACAGTTTGATGCAGACCAACCAGACTATTGGGAAAGAAGACTTTCGAATCAATCTATTGATGATTTGTTTGCCGCAAAAACTGGTGTGAATGCTGGTAATATTCGTTCTATGAGAAGAGCAAGTGCTCCTACTGTATTAGGGAATGATGTGAATAGAACTAAAGGATCATTTGGTGACCCAACTAATCCTCTCGATTTCTTGAGTAAACTACAGGAAAATGTTACTGCCGGTATTTCTGAAATTACTGGTATGGATCAAAAAATTCTTTCATCTATTGAGGATGAAGAAAAGAAGCAACTTAATGGATCATTATTTAATCAAGACCTTAAGCAATAAATTCTTATGCCTATCATAGGAGACGTATTTGGATTAACTTCTATTTACGAGAGACAAGTAGAAAATATTGACAATAACAACTTTGAGAGTTGGCCAGAGAGTGCTACTTATGGTTACTTTGGTTGTGGTTTAAATCCGGCAGAAAGTCCAATTTATCTTGACACAATAGACCGTA